ATTCTCTACTTGTTCTTTGTCAGCCTCTGTAAGTGATGCCATGTTTCTTCTCCTTCTCATTGCTTATCATTTCTACTGCTATAGATGAGTGCTTGTTCTTGTTAAAGCATATCGGTGAACCCTTAGGTTCAATGTATGTAGTGAGAGTCATCTCACAAGAAGGACATTTCCACTGTCTCTGCATCAGCTTCCATCTCCTCCTTCACGCATGAGCACTGTCGCGCAACGCTGTATGTATGACCGAACTCTTCAATCTCGTATGTCCCACGCACCATGTCCCAGGTCTCGTCTTCCTTGGAGTAGTCGCGCTTCATGCGTATGCCCGTGTCCCATCCGGAACCTTCGCACTTGTTGCAGTACTTGGAGAACTGCTTGGCCGGAGCCAGGCCACGCAATACTTCCTTCACCCTGTTCAGTGATGGGAACCACTTGTCTTTCTCAAGGATCTGTAATGCTTTCACGCAGTCTTCATAGCTTGCATCCAGCATCACACCATCTGAGTGCCATGCATTCTTAACTGTGTTGCGTGCGACGTTGTCCTTTGGGAACAAACCACACAAGCGGTCAATGAACTTGTCTATTTTTTCTGGATTCATTTGCTTTCTCCCTTAGTTGTCGGTGTATCTCTGAGTCGATTGCTTCGAGTGTGTCGTGTAGATCTTGCTCTTCGATCCTACCTACGTACACACGGCGCAGAAACTTAGATGCATTAAGTAATGCCCTCTGACTTATCATCGTCGACCCTTCCGTCTTAGCTCAGTCTTGTGTGTCTTGCGCTGGCGTGAGCTCATGCCACCCCAAATACCATAGATGAATGAGTTGTCCATAGCAAATTGAAGACAGTCATCCTTGACTGAGCACGTAGCGCATATGGCTTTGGCTCTCTCTACAAATTTGTTCTCGTCACCTTGCTCCGGGAAGAACATGTGTGTCAGTCCCTTGCACATAGCTTCTTCCATCCAATCAAACTTCTGATTGGTTAACTTCCATTCATTAAGAATGTCCATCGAAACTTCCCTTCGTTTCTCATCTGACATTGGTCCTCAGTTCGTAAACCAGGGACTCCATCCCGCTACTTCGAACAAGAGTCGCCCGGCTTTTAAGTTTGTGAGCGGGTCAAGAAGTTTATCCTGCTCACACACCTTCATCTGCTTGCATACCAAGCCGTGATACTGGGCATGGTCTTGCTTCCAATGCACACCGTTGATCTGTAACAGTCCGCTGTCAGACCTGTGATTCCATTCGGATACACCGGTTACATTGCAGCTAGAGTCCACAATGTCGCCGCCTCTACGGTACGGGCAGCCACCTGATTCCCTCAGGATTATCTGACCCAACCGTTTGATCTGTCCGTCCTTCCAACCAGCCTGTCTTGCTAGCGCTGGTAACCAGGAGATATCCCCATGTTTGAATTGGATCGGGGTCGTCAATGATCTCACATCTGCACGTATCCCCACAGGGGCAGGTGAGCCTTGGTGCTCCGGAGCTCCAGCCGCTTTCGCTTCTGCTGTCATAACTCCGAGGCAAAGTAGTGGTGCAATAAAGCACCGAGTAAGTCTGTTCATCGTTCCCTCCCATTATAGTTTCCTTCTCTAACCCTTATGGAATAAGGCTTACAATTTCAGTGAACTCAGTAAGAGTTATCAGTACTACGCCTTCAGTTGTACCGTCGGGCATAGCGACCATTACAAACGGACGATTATCACCCAACGATTTACACGCGTCACTTTGATTCTTGGCGTCTCTAAACCTCGTCCAAATCGGACCAACCTGAGCGCCCGCCTTGACCTCGCAACGAAAAGCACCACCCCAGTTTTCCTCGTGACGGGTAAGGTGACCGCCCAGCCCAAGTTTCTTACGCGCTCGACGCGCCTTCGAATCACCCTTAGTGCGGTTCCTCTTACCCCTAGCTGCAGGGTCACCACAGTTTCTAATCCTACGCGCACCGTCACGACCCGGTCGTCCAAGTGCCCCGAATAGGGGGCATCCCACAGCGTTGCACTTGTCTTGATTTCCTTCACACTCACCTTTCCTTTCATCTGTCATAACTATTCCTCCATAGAGATGGGCCGTGGTTGTCCTCAACCTTTAGCTTGTGTTCGTTGTCTTCGTACAACCGTATGATGTGCATACAGTTGTCGTCTAGTTCTTCCTCGTCTTGCGAGCAAGGTAGTCCGTCGTGAGTAAAGCAAACGGGAGGGCCAGCCCAGCCTCTATCCAGTCCGACCCTCATCCATTCGTCAAACGTCATTTGAACTTAGTGATAAGTGCTGACGCTTCGCCCTTAGTCAAGGTGTCAAAGCTGTCCAGCTCACGGCCAATGGTTGCACCACACAGGTCAAGAACTTCCTGACCCTTGATGCCTTGGCCCGAGAGGATTGCGCGGATCATATTGACCTGCTTCTCTGAGGCGTTCTCACCTGGGTTCTTGATCATTGGAGTTGATGATGGTGCGGATGTTGGGCCGTCAACCTTCTCTGCTCCGAATGTATCAACGAGTCCATTGATGATGTCGTCGGTTGATCTGTTGCTGACAGGCTTCGATGGTGCAGGTGCAGAACCCATGCGCTGTACCTTCTCCATCTCCTCACGACTAGGACGTGAACCCTTAGCTGCGTACCCGCAGTTGGCCAGTCCGCGCCCGATTGCCGACGTCTCTGCATTTTCCGCATGACTTGTCCGGTTGACCGGAGATGCACCACGAAGTTCTTCTGCGTATCCGGTAGCTACAGGACGATCGTCTTCACGGTTGAAGTAGATCTCTGCACGTACAAGAATCCGGTTGTCGTCGTAGTAGTGAACCGATGTAAGAACTCTTCCGTCCTTGTGTTCGTTCCAAAACTTAACGAGTCGATCTTCAACGGTCTCGTAGTTATCTAGGTTGAATGATGCCATTGTTATTTCCTTCCTTTGGTTTTCATTACACGAAACTTACTGTCCTTCTTGTACAACTTTGCCAGCTCGGGACGTTCTTTGTCAAATCGAGTTGAGTCAAACGATGTACGCTTCTGTTCCTTCCAGGTGATCACGACCTCCCCGTCGATCACACCTTCTTCTGCTTCTTGAAGTAGCTTGCCAAGGTCCGCCTTGATAATGCTCTCTCTTGTTTCTAGCTCTTTGATTACGCTCTTGACTTTCTCAAGATCAGCAATCATGAGTGATGCTTCAGCCGGAAGTTCCACCTGCAAGGGTAGCGACTTGGAGTACAACTCACTCATGTTTTCGTACGACATGATCGCCGTATCCGGTACGTCTCCCAGGTCTATCGCCTCAAGAAACTTTGCAACTGCCTCGATATGTACCTGACGCTCGTCAGACGAAACGGTTTGCTTATAGCGGTGGATAACCATCTCGCTATCAAAGACACGCCACTCGATGTCGCGCATACCTGAACAGATGGATTGCTGTACTCCCTGCCAATACCAGTGGGGTGGAAGTTTGCCGTCCCACTTCTTGTTGATCGTCTTGATTTCAAATGGAGTTCCTGTTCCGTCTTGTGCGTCAAGGGTGGCGACCATACGGGCGCGACCATCGTCGTAGCAATACAACTCATTGGGGGTGAATAGTTCAATACGTTCTTCGTCTGCAACCCATTCAATGATCATTGGTTCCATGCGGTTGCCACGCTCCATTGCTTGGGTCGGTGGCTTCGGCATTGGTGGTTCACTAGCCAACAGTTCTGTAGCTAGATCTCCGGGTGTCATGTACTTATGTTCACCATGTACTGCTGCTGCGGTGGAAGCGGCAATGCGCTTGCGACCCTTGTCATCTTGCCAGCGAGCTAGCAACCATTCCTGGCTGCCGTGAGTTGGCTTTGTGATTTGATATCTGTTCTCTTCCATGTTCCCTCCTTGTGGGTGGGATCACGCTACTGGGTCTACCTAGTTATGACAACCCGTGCGGAAAATCAAGTTGCACACACTTGAAATCCAACACCATCTTGACCGGGATGTGAAGAACATGATCAACGTCTCCATCTGGGGTGACTGATTGGAACACGGTGATGTGCTCCGGCTTGCCACCTTCTGATTCAACCAAAAGAAATCCAGACGTCTTCACAATGCAAGGCTCCGGGTCTATGTCCGATGGTTGCGTCCATGTAGTGGTGCCGGAATGCGCGTCCTTCCAGGTCACGTATATGTAGGTGAGTGGTTCAATCATCGGAGTCGTCCAGTTTCTCCCCACATACAGGGGGGCGCGGGATGACCCCGTCATATACGCACGCGCACACGCGCGGGTTTACAACCAACATGTGTACTCCCCAGTTACTCGGCCCTTGTCAGGATCGATGAAGTGCAGGCGCTGTGATGGTTTACCTACTGCACCTACATACGCACGCGCATACTCATTGTGTGACTCCGGTGATCCGGACACAAAGATACGCCCGGCGTTAGCCATGGTCAAGGTTGTAGGGGTGTGGAAGTGTCCGACATAACAGTCAGCAAACGGTTCAACCACACCAGTAGACCATGAACTTACCTTGCGGAGTATGCCCCCGTATGATCCGATCTCGTCGCCATGCACAAGCAGAGCTTTGTAATTACCAATGGTAACTATCTGATACCAATCCAATGACTGTTGCCAGGTCACGTTCTTCAAGTCTTTGGTTCGGTCACTGGTTATCTTGTATGCGACACGGTCAATGTTGTCCCCGTCTGGCATGTCACCTTTGCGACCAAGCCGTCCGTGGTTGCCGTATTCACATACGATTGTTACCTTCTCAAAGTATGAGGAGAACGTGCGAATCATTTGCTCCATGATCCGGGACACTTCGAACAACTGCTCGAACAGGTGTGCTTCGATCTCATACGCTTGGCCGGGGAATATGGACACACCTTCGACCATGTCCCCGCCAAACATAAGCACGCATTCTTTTACAGGATGATGTGCGCGTTGGATCTCTGTTAGTTCAAGAACTTTCTCTGCAAAGGTTTCAATTCTTTTTGAGAGGGTAGCAATGTCAAAGGATATTGTTTTCTTTCCACACTGCCAGTCCGTTGCGTGAACAAGTGCTACCTCTGGTTTTGCTTTACGAACATCTTTCTTTGGTAGCGCCGGTGTTCTGCGAGCATTGCCCGTAGCGAGAGACGCATCCTTTGCAGCACGATATACCGCATCAATGATCCCTTGAGATTTAATCTTTGACCTTGACTCTGAGAGCTGGCTCGTTTTAAGAGCACGCCTAAGTTCTGCAATTTCATTCTGCAACTCTACATACTCTTGGAACTTACTACTCACTTCTGCCTCCATCTTTGTAGAC